GCAGCAGCAGCAGCAGTATAAGGATTAAGAGCAAGTTTCCCAGCGGCACCAAGTCCTCTAGCAGAAATTGGTGTTTTGGCAAAATTCTTAGCCCAGAACGGAATATCCTTAAGCGTCTTTCCTATTCCTGCTCCTCTAGCTCCAAAACTTGATTTTCCTGCTAAACTGCGCTGGAGCGCCTCGACTTCCTCTATAAGTCTATCCAGGGCAGTTTTATTATAAGTCATTATTCTCTCTCCTCGGCTTCTAGTTTTTTCACTTTTAATTCTAATTTTTTAACTTGTTCTCGTAATTGTTTGTTTTCTTCTAAAACAGCATTGAAATGCTCTTTCTGAGAACTCACCAGTTTTAAGTTTTCTAGCCTGTTGTCTTGTTTTACTCCATTGATGTGATGTATATGCTCGTTGGGTAAAAGGCTTCTACCTAAGTATTGAGCTATTACTAGACGGTGCTCCAAGATGTAGTTGCTACTGCACATAGACGCAAAGGGTCCACAGGGGTCATAACGCAATAGAACATATCCACCTTTGTTCTTGCGCCTTCCTCCCCTCCAACGGGGGCTGTTCTCTCCTCGCTGCCTAAGACTCAAATTCTTATTAGCACAAGTACGACAAAGACGCTCAAACCCCTTTGTATCAACCCACCTCTCCGCACCACAATCTGGGCAAGAAGCCCAAATAAGTTTACCTGTGTAGGTCTTATAACCTATTCTTGAATGTTTCCCAATCTCCCCTATTACAGGCATTATCCCTTTTCTTCCCTCTCCAGAGCCTTCACTTTTTCGTATTCCCTAGAAAATATCAAGCGGGCTAAAGCCGTGTTATCCCCCTCCCCGTAAATCTTTATGAGTAACTGCAAGTCTTGGGCATCCCAATCAGAATACTTTTTCCTTATTAAATCTTCGGGATTCCCGACATCAGCAAGAGGTTCAACAAGTTCGTCAACCAATATATCAACGGCTCTCATTTTGATTTCAACAGCCTTCTCAACCGCTTTAACTAGGTCTGGTTTTTTCATCTAGCGCCTGTTACCCCCACCTGTTCTCCCCTGTTGATTGATAGGCTGTGGTCTCCTTTGGGCAGCAAGTTCATTCTGAATGTTCCCAGCACTTCCCAACGGTTGAACATTTGGAATTGGCGGAACTAGGCTCCTCCCTGGTTCTTGTCTTTGCTGTTGTCCTGCTCCTTGTTGAGTACCCATCATCGGCATCGGAGGAGGAGGATTATCAATAGCCTCTGCTGTGGCTCGTTTAGTTATAGCCTCCATTAGCTTTCCGCTCATGTATTGAGAAATGATTTGCTGAACCATTGGGTCAGCCTTCATTAACTCCACCTGCTCTTCAAGTTCCATTGCCTGTGGGTCAACATGGCTCATCTGCTTGCGTGCCCAAGGCTTTGTTACAATACCAGAAGTAATTAGCCGTTCTAGGTCATCGTGTCTTCGGTATTCATCTTCCTCACTTATAGGACTAAACTCCACGTAGAAGGTAAATGGCTCTTTCATCTTGTCTTTCTTAATTTCAATATCAAACTCATCTGTTGGTGTCTTTGCCCAAACATTGATGTCGCCTGGGACAACATTTTTCATAATTCTAGCACAATTGGACAAAACCTTTGCTATACCATGACGGAAGGCTTCATTACTATAATGGTAACGAGTTGACGCTTCTGCAATCAGCAGCCTTCTATCCGCCCCCGACCTCACGCCTTGTTCTCCCATGCCACGAATAGAAGCAGGGGCAGCATGGGCAGCAAGATAACTGGAAGCAACAGACAGCCAATCCATCAGGGCATCTGGGGGGAGTTTGGGTTGCATTTCAACAATCTCTACATCATCGCCTAACCACTGGAACTCACCAAATTTTTGAGAAATCTCCTGAACTGCTTGCCCTCCAACACCTTTTAGAAATCCCCAAGGCCAGGCATTTTTCTTCAAAATAATATCACCGATTGAATAATCCCTAGACTCAGAAAGGATTATATCCCTAACATACCGAAGAACACCAACATAGCGCTTCTTCATATCATTGTCAGCAGAAACATTCCCTAATCCTGTATCAATTGCAACATAGGGAATAAACCCATAGGAATGATTAACCACTCCTCCACCAAGTTTAAGGACAGGTTCTCGGTCATAAAGTTCACAACGCCAGTCCTTTGTCCAAAAAGAGATATGCTCAATTTTACCAGTTACTTCTTTTGTCTTTGGGTTAGTCCACTTTGGAAACTTCTGTTTTACATCAAAACACAGTTCTTCACGAACCTCAAAAACAAACATCCCACCATCATAGTAGGGGTCAAGCAGGATATTATGTGGATTCACAGCTTGAATAACAATTGGTATTGAATCTTGTTGCTCTGCCCGCCACTTGTCAATACGTTCTGCATACACACCTTCAGACTCACTTTTCTTTCTGTCTGGGCGGTCAATATAGCGGTCAGCGTCCCATATCGTTTTGAACACAGTCAATCCGTGTGCCCAGTAATGCTTTGCTCCTACTCTGATTGGGGAAATAGATGCTTCTACGTTGTTGCGGTAGAGAACACCAAGTCCGAACTTGCGTAGCAGATTCATTTCTTCTTCAGACTTCGCTGACTCACCTCGTTTGCCTGCCCAAACCCTAACATTGCTTATATCCGTATGGTCTACACAGGTATCAATAAGGTCTCTGGCTGTTGGAAGAACTACTGCTTCGCTTTGAAACTCTTTGGGCAGGAGTAACCTATTAGCAAAGTCTAATTCATAAAAGGTTTCGTCTTCTTCCCATGCAGTCCAGATGCCTGATTCCTCGTATTTAAGTTTAGTATCATCATATAGAGTAAGGATTTCCTCTACGCTTGGCTTTGTTGCTTTAATCGGCATAGTCTCCCCGTCTCATCCATTTGTCTAAAATCTTGTTACCAGTTCCTCCTCCAAAATCTAAGGACTTGATATATTCAGTCCCCCTAGGTCGGGCAGTAGGAAACCCAAATCTAGAAACCAGACCCCAAATTCCATAACGCATAGCGTCTACAGCATCGTCTTTATATTTAACAGGCTCAGGTAAAAAGGCATCCTCTCCCATAGCGTTCTTGTCTTTCTTCCAACGATAATTTCTTATCTCCCCTATCAGGTTTGCACTTGTCTGTGGAATATGTATTGTTTGGCGTTGACAAAGGTCTATACTTTCTTTGACACCTTTGATTCCTTCAAAAGCGCTGTAACCTGCTCGTTGAATCTCAGCTACCAACATCTTAGCCGAGGGGTCTCCGTAGATGTCCCCTCGTTCTTCGTGAGAAAGGAACTCAATTATATCAGAATTGGTCATTCCTGACCGATATAGTCTTTCTTCAGCATAGAGTTTGTCTTGTAGCAAACAAATCTTAATAAGGGCAGAGGGATGAACTAGACCAAAATCAAGCCCATAGCACCATTTTGCGTCTGTCATGTCGGGCAACTCAGGTATCACTTTGTAGTTTGTGAAAATCAACCCCTCAAGTTTGCCCCATTCACCAAGAACATAAACTCGGTAAGCGTTCTCGTCTTGGTTTATCAAGTCGGTCAGGAGGTTAATGTAGTCTTGGCTTAGATAAGGATTATCTTGGTAGGTAGATTTGATAACTTCAACATCTGACTCAAGAACGGCTCTAGTCGCAATCCAGTTATGGGCATCAATAGGGTTCATACTGAGGTAGAGGTGGTTCATTTCGCCCTTCTTAGTCTTACCTGAGAGCCTAAGTTTCAAGGTTGTGTAGTCCTCATAGAGGAACTCATTTGCCTCTTCCATCCAGATATAGTTAAATTCAGCAGACTTTATTTTTTCTGCCTCATCCAGCCCAAAAAACTGTATTAGATTAGTCCCATGCTCGTAGGTGTTGAACGACTTGTTGTGGTTCTCTTCCTTGTAGATACCATAATCTTTTAAGAGGTCAAGTAAGAGCTTCAAAGTTGTCATGCGGAGTGCGGGGAATGTCTTGCGACAGATGCCTATTATTTTGTGGTCTTCGTTCACAAGTTTTTCAACAAGGACTTGGGCAATGGAATAGGACTTTGAGCTTCTTGCCCCTCCTACATTGATGACAATTTTTGCCTGACTATCACGGGTTCTTTGGAAGATGGGTGTGAACCCTACTTCTTTCGTTACTTCATTTTGACTCATACTTTTTTAGTTCTGGCCCCCGCCTGCCATCATTTAAGAACT